ATTTGAAACTGGAAGCGGTGGCAAGAGGGCTTGGATTTACGCAAATTGCCAAGAGTGGAAACGAGGTCGTCAGATGGGAGAGGGTAAGAAAATATCTCGAAGAATTAGGCATCCCCACTTGTGGGGACGATGATTTCATCCCCGAAAATATCTTCTACCGTCTGGCTATGAAAGCCAAAAACGAAACGGCGGAAAGGTTTCAAGCCTTGGTAGCGGATGAGATTATTCCCTCCATCCGCAAGCATGGGGCATACATGACCCCTGAAACACTGGAGCAGGCAATTTTGAACCCCGATATGATGATTAAGCTGTGTACGGCTCTGAAGGATGAGCAGGACAAGAATAAGGCGTTGCAGGCGGTCAATTCTTCGCTGACGGTCGATAACCAGATTATGAAACCGAAAGCGGACTATTTCGACGAATTGGTTGACAGAAATCTGCTGACGAATTTCAGAGAAACGGCAAAGCAGCTGCAGGTTAAGGAAAAGGAGTTTATCAGATTCCTGCTGGAAAAGAAATTTATTTATCGGGACAAGAGAGGGAAGATTCAGCCTTATGCCGATAAAAACAACGGTCTGTTTGAAGTAAAGGAATTTTCCAATGAGAAAACGGGCTTTGCAAGCACGCAGACCTTGATTACCCCAAAAGGGAGAGAAACATTCAGATTGCTGTTTTTGAAGGCAAGCGCATAAGCAGAAAGAGCGTTCGAGAAATCGGGCGCTTTTTATATAAAAGAAAGAAGGAGGAAAGAACAATGTTTTTAATGGAAAATTGGTATTTGGTGGTTGCGTTGATGGCGGCCACTGGAATGGTCGGTGTGTGCATCGGGCGGTTTCTGAAAATGCCAACATCCGAGCAGAGAGAAAGGGTAAAGGAATGGCTGCTGTGGGCGGTCACACAGGCAGAGGCGGAGTTGGGCAGCGGCACAGGGAAGCTGAAGCTGCGGCAGACCTACGATTTATTCATCCAGCGGTTTCCTGCATTGGCTATGGCGGTATCCTTCGACACCTTCTCTCTGTGGGTGGATGAGGCACTGGAGGAAATGCGAAAGCTGCTGAAGGAAAATGAAACGGTCAGAGAGCTTGTAAAGGGGTGATTATATGGCGAAAAAAATGACAGGTAAAGAATTGGTAGACTTCTGCCGATCCAAAATCGGCACGCCGTATGTTTACGGCATGAAGGGCAAGGTTATGACGGAGCAGAACTATAAATTTCTGAAAAACACCTACGGGAAAATGGTCTGGCTGAGCGATAGGGATAAAATCGGCAAGGTCTGTGTGGATTGCAGCGGACTGATTTCGTGGGCGTGCGGCGTGACGCTGGGTTCGGGACAGTGGAAGGCAAGGGCAACCAAAATCAACCCTATTTCCACCATTGAAAAAGCGCCCATCGGGGCGTTGGTCTGGATGCAGGGGCATATCGGGGTTTATACCGGGATGAAGAATGGACACCCGTATTATGTGGCGGCGGATGGATCGGCTTACGGCGTGCGAGAAGTCCCCCTGCGGTGCAATAAATTCACGCATTGGCTGTTGGTCGAGGATGTATTTCAATACGAAATG